ATCAATGGACTTGGCTTGGTGTCTTGCGTCGAGTTCTTTTCGTCGCTTGATTAGGTCGCTCTTGTTCATTGCGTCACCTCAGCCGGTAGCGTGTCAACTAATCCGTCTTTTGCGTCGTCAATAAGGGCTTGTACGCTCGCTTCACTCATGCCGACCGATGACAGGAAAACCTTGGCCGCTGCTTCGCTAATGACCCCGCTGGAAAGCTCATTGAGGGTCTTGGCGATGGCTTTGCGATTACGGTTGAATTGGAGCGTTGACAGCCCCATCATTTCGCCGCTGCCGGTCGCTGGTTGCGTTTCAACCGCCCCTTGAGTCTGAGCCGCTGAAATCGCTAGCTGGGTCTGTTCTGGAGTCTGCAAGCCAAGCTTTTTGAGCAATCGATTTTCTTTGGCCCGCTGATAGAACACCGTTCGGAAGTTGAGCCCCTGAGCCCCGAGCACTTCGGAGTAGGTCGCGGTAAATGAGTTGATGCCCGACTCGCTTGTTTGCTGCTCAACGCCTGGATCCCCCCATTCCCATTTAGGCGTCTGCCATTCGACAGGAGTAAACCGCCTGCGATCGCTTAACAGGTCAACAGGCGAAGGGAAACCGTCGAGGCTGCTTCGGGTCGCTGCGTCACAAAAGCGATCCCAAACAGGCTGTAGCAAGTGCCGAATCATGTATTTCTGAATGATTCGGAACCGCCGACGATCTTCTAGCTGGCTTGTTCGGCTCGAACTGTAGGAAGTCTGCGAGTAGTCGCGGGCAACAACCTCATAGGACAGCCCCGTACCTACCGCGATACCTCGAAGGATTACTTTCGTCCACTCGCCCGCGCTGTTGTTTGGCCTGGTTGGATTGATGACCTCAACCGATTCATTCGGGTTAAGATCAAAGATTAGCCCAGGCTCGAGGTATCGCTCACGGTTTCCGTTTCTGTCGCTTCCGCTTCCCGCTTCTGGGTTGCTCAAGTTGCCCATTGGCGTCTCGGTCTTGATCGCTGCGGTAAAGCAGGATGCAATCGCCGAGGCTTGTAGCTCGTTGTCGAGATACGTTCCAAGATCCCTGATTGATGCCAACGCTGGAGCGAACCAAGTCACGCCCCGCGTTTGACCTACTCGATCTTGGCGGAACAGGTGAATAATCTCCCTGGCTGGGATTTCCTTTGGGGTTCGGCTGACTGCGTAAGGCTGTAGAGGATGATCGTCATAGATCATGTACGCAAGAGGCTTGCCGTACTCGTCAACCTTGATGCCGCGAATCACTCGCGTACCATCCTTGCGATCGATGCCCATCGTGTAGGTATCGCGATCGGTCGCTAGCCTGTCGGCCTCGATGATCTCAAGAGCCATCGGAATTGGTCGAGAGATTCCGCGATATTCCGTCGATGGTAGATTGACAATCCGAATCAGCACTTCGCCCGCTTCGACCATTTCGCGAAGAGCGATGATCTGAATTTCTTCAAGCGTTAATCTGCCGTTGATGTCAGCAACTTCCGACCACTCCGACCAAGCTTTATCTCGCAGGTCGTTTATGTCCTCGATGTCATCGCCTTCGGGAGTCTCGAACGTGCTTTGGGCTTGGATGCCCGCACCGATTACCGATGAGACGATCGTATCGACTACGCCCCAAGCGTAAGCATTATCTCGAACCAAAAGCCTTGCCCACGCCCGAAGCTTATCGGCCCCGAATGGCCCCATTAGCTCCTGGTCGGCTGGTAGGTTCTTCGGGTTCTTGTTGCTCGATACCCTAGATGGTTCGGCCCCTTGGTACGATCGTGCAAGAGCCTTTCTAGCTGCTTGTCGTCGCAACCCTGCAATCGGACTTACCGCCGATACCACTGAATCGATGAATCGATCAATCATCGACTGCCCCCTACGATTCTACCGAGGGAGATTCCGCCTGATCCGCTTTCACGTTGCACTTGATGGAGCAACGCTTTTCGCTCGGCCATCAATGCCGACAGGTCGAGCTTGGTAACGGTCCGAGAGCCAATAGAATACTGCGAAGCTCCCCCGTTTAGGAGAGCCTCAATAGCTGCGTCGATGAGTGCTAACAGACTTGCTGCTGATGCCATGCACAAAGGATTGCATGGAGAGCCGACCGTTGGAATATGCCTGTACTATCCCATTAGTACACAGAGACAAATTATTTACGCTCTTGCGCCCAAGTGTGCCCGCAGTAGGTGCATTTGCAATATCGAACGTTTGCCTTTGTGCAATAAACCCTGCTGTAGCTCGTTCCGATAGGTCGTCGCGATTCGCAAAGAGTGCAAGGCCTTGCTTCATCTTCGCGGGGGATCGGGGCTTCGATGATCGCTACTGCTTCAACCGTAGTAACCGGCTCAACAATCTCTTGCGTTGTCGGTTTTTCGTTTCGCTTTAGTTTCTTCGCCATATCATCCTCTCCTCTTGGGAATCCATCCGCCTTGACGTTGCTTGAATCTTTGCTGGCCATGCCTGTAGGCTTGCTGTGCTGGCTTTGTTTGCTTAGGCTGTTCGCCGCTAACGTGCTTCGGTTGCACCTCGATCTCACTTGGAGCAATCAGCTTTACGCCGCAAGCCTCACTAGCCGCCGCCGCCATGTAAGTTGCATCAAGCCAGTGATTATTTGAATCCTTGACCATCCAGTAGGTCTTAGCCCCCTTGCCCTCAGTAAACTTCGTTACCAGTTCTTCCGCTGCGATATGCTGCGAGTACTGCGAATGTCTGCGTTCTTCCTCAAGTGCAAACAACGAAAGCGAACCGCGACGAAGCATGTTCGATTCGTCGAAAGTCGGAGTCATAAACCTTTCATGGATGAATTGCTTCCAATAGCTTGTATCGAGCTCGTAAAGCCAAACATTCGACGAAGGAAGCTTTTGAGCGTGTAGATTGGCCCCTGCGATCGTTGTTGATGTGGACTTCGCTTTTCGATGGTACGGATCTTGACCTTTCGATGGGTGAAAGATCCCGCCAACCTCACGACAGAACTGGTAAGCCGCGTTCGTGAATGCACCCGAATCGACAAAGCAAAAATCGATCGTTCGCCGAGTGCCTGTTGTGTCGCTGAATTCTTTGGTTAACAACTCGTCCCGAAGGCTCAATAGAGCCTGATAGATCATAGGCTCGCTGGCTTCGTGATTCATGCTCTTGTCCGTCCCGTAAACCTGCTGGATGCCGTAATCGGCCACAACGCCGCCTGCACCATGCCACCAAGCGGAAACAACCCAGTGAAGGTAATACTTGCCGAGGTCGATCGCCGCTGTCAGGGCTACGGTATTGGCTGGTAGTTGCCTCCGAACCAAACCGCTTATCCGCGACTCGACCAAAGCAGGAGTGATCCCAAGGCCCATTGGCCCTGCCTGCTCTGGTGGATCGTTGTCATCTTCGGTCGAAACCGCTTTCTGCCCTCTGTCTGCCACCCTGTTGAAGTAGCTATGCACCGCTGACAGTTCCATCGGTTCGCCGTCGCTGTGCGTCTTCTTGCTGTAGCTATTCGGATTGCTGACGACAGATCCCCGCTCGATGTCCTCTTGATTGTCACGCCAGAACCGGAAAGCCTCCCTAGCGTCAGGATCATCGTCTTTGCGTCCTTTGCGCATGTCGATGTACTTCTCTATTAAGTCCATCCGATCGGGCTTGGTAACGAGCTTGCGGTATCGCTTTCCCCTCCAAGATGGTTTCTGCTTAGGATCGGTGTAACGATACGCAATGCACTTGCGATTCTGGATTGTGCAAAGCATCACTCTAGGGATCCGCTCTGAGGATTGACCCAACCCCGCAATGTCTTGTTCGATTACTTCTTCGTTCTTCTCAATCGTCGTTTCGCTTGCCGCTGCTTCCCTATCCTCGATGTCGTCGATGATAGCCAAGGTAGGTCGTCTGCTTCGATACTTTGTACCGCGAATCGCACCATCGATACCAAGGGAGTAAAGCACCTGACCGCATGAAGCAGGCTCGATCTCTGTCGGCCAGCCTTGTAGCTGATCTCTGCCGATCGTCGGGAAGACAAAGAATTCCGGCCCGATGACGATGTTGGTAGGCATCCCGCCGCAAGTCTGCATTCGTCCGCGACTTGACCAACCACCAACGGCCTGAAACGGAATGGCAATCTCAGGGTAATCAGCCGCGAAGATTTCGTTCTGCTGAAGTTGCTCAACGATGTCACGCACTTCCTTTTTTGCTTTGTCGGCATTCTTACCGATCGCGACAGGAAACGTCGAGAGCCGACGGACCATCAAGTAAAGAGCCGTGAGGATTGCAAGCGTCGTCTTACCCTCGCCCCGTGGCCCGGCAATCGATTGGTCACCGCCGTAAAGAGCCGCATCGATGATTGAATGAACCATCGCCAAGCGATCCTCAGTCCAGCCCTCAAAGAACTTTTCGGGGAAGTAGGTCGAAAGCCACAAAGCAGGATCTGCTTCGCACTTGAGCCGACGAGCAGGATCGATAGGGGGCGGAATAAAGATGTCGCGTTGGCTTGCTCGCTTCTTGGCCATCAAGTCACGCTGATACAGCCGACGGTCACCCTTGACCGGATCCGCCGACAATGCCGTTTTCGGATGCAAGCTTAGCAAGCTCTGTAACTGGGACAGATCGAGCGAGCTCAAGAAGTCGTAATCGGAGCTCATTGTCCTTGGCCTCCTTTTTTGCTTCCGCTTCGTCCCGTTTGTGGTCGAGAGCGTCCGCACCCAAAAGCACCTTCGCCGCATCGACCGCCAAATCGGGATCTGTCAAACACTGCATCAACGCTGCTTTGATCGCTTCCTTGTCTACGTTCCATTTTTCCTTTAGGGCTCGATTGACCAAGCGTAAGTCCCTCGCTGTCTTGATCTCCAAGCAAACCGCCCCCTACCCCGCGAAAACACTTGCTAACGTGCTAACTTTCTTTCGTTTTTTCGGGCTAATGGTCTG